ATCTATACACAATACATTTTCCACGAAAAAACCCCCATCACCTTTCTGGTGTGGAGGTTTAATCTATATTTAGTAATTTTTATTAACCCAAACTCTGTGAATATTTAATTCTTTTATGAATTGATAATTAGTAACAGTCATATCATAGTTTATTACTTTTTTAAATTTTTCTAAGTAATTTAGAGAATCTTTTACGAAACAATGTATTTCATCAGTTGTATTAACTTCCATTATTTCTACAAAGTCATTGTCTTCAAGTGATGTTAAGATGTCAATTAGTTTCATTTCTATTGTTCCTTTCCTTATCTTCCTCTTTATTATATCATAGTTTTATTTAATCGTCAACTATTTTAACTTTAAATTCTTTTAATAACTCACATGCGTATTCATATTGTAAGTCATTTGTTAGCATTTTAACACTGCACATTTCTATCACTTTATCTGTCAAATATACACTAACAATCAAGTTAGGAAGTTTTCCATTATGCAAATATCCGCCAACTCCGTGATAATCGTTTATATACCACGAAAAATCTAAATTGTGTTCAGTCAATAGATTTTTGCTAACGCTAAGCATTTTTCTATGTATGTCATTAGTCTTCATCATTATATTTCCTTTCTACATTTATTTCTACGCAATAAATTGTTGTAACCGCCATAATAGCAACACAACACACTATTGTTAAACACATAATATCCATTATTTTTTTCCTCCTAAAGATAATCTTTGCACACCTGTTCACATAAGGTTTATTGTTGTATTAGTATTTTTCATTTTTATGTTCTTTTTCTTCTCCTTCCGCACAGTATACTATATCTGATATAATTTCATGAATTATTACCCGTATAATTCTTATAATTCTTTTAATTTTCATTTTCTTTACCTCCACCATAAAGCTAGAAACATAAGTATCAATGTTGTTTCAGCGATAAACCATAATGCGTATTTTAATAATTTCATCATTTACCCTCCTTAATAGTTATAACGCTGTCGGTATCAGCGTATAAAAGTATATGTTTTAGCAAAAAGTTTATAAATAATACTGGTGTTGGCAAATAAACTTTATTTTTTACATCACCTTTGTACGCATGAATACCGTATAAAGAGTTAAGTTTTATTTTAATAAGCTGTTTTTTCATTTATCAAGTTCACCATCCTTAATAGTTATAACACACATATAAGTTGGGTCATTTTTCATTATAGGAGTTGAATCAGCTTTACATTCCATTAAATAATAACCCAATGTTCTTCTCAAGCTTTCTAAACTGCCAAAGTATATAATGTGGTCATGATATTCTATTCCAACCATTTCATAACTTCCGTTTTCGATTAGCTTATTTAGGATAGTTTCTAACGTTTCCATTATATTTCTCCTTTAAGGGGTTACCTTTATTACACTTATATTATAACAAAAGAAGACTAAAAAGTCAACTACTTTTTAGCCTTAATTTCAAATTTATCATTCATTAAAACCACACCGCCTTTTACTTGGTGCCCTATTAACTTTTGGTCAGATTTAAAGCCAACTTTGAAAGCGTCATAAGTTAATATATCTTTTATTTTGTCTGGCATTCCTGCACACTTAACTTCTAAAAGATACATACAACCATTTTCATAACCAAAGTGCGGCGGTTTTTGTTCTACAAAATCTTTCCACGGCATACCGCTTTCTTTATGCTCTTTTTCATATTCTTTTACTTTAGATAACCATTTCTTTTTTTCTTTGTTTGTTTTGCATATAACTTTATCAATATAAGTTTTTTGACGTAAATATTTTGCTCCTATATTGTATGTTTCGACTTTCCAACAATCTAGGTGCGTATCATGAATTTTTATGCTTTTAGGTATATGCCACCCAATCATATGTACGCTGTCAGTGTCGACATAAATGAAACGGTCTTTGTCAGATTTATAATTTATATATGATTCGTTAACTTTGTCTATTGTACTGATTATGTCATATCTAGACCATGCAGTAATAAATATTGCTAGCGGCAAATATATAGGGTCTTTTATAGTTACATCCTCAACTTCAATAACTTCTCCGTCTTCTTTAAATTCTGGATGAGTTGGAACGCGGAATTTTAGCACATCATTAAGCAAATAAGGTTCTTTTTCTTTTACTTCTGGGTTTGTTCCAAACTTTCCGTATAATGCATTCATTCGTAGTTTCGCCATAAGTTTTTTAACGCCCTCGCTCGTTTCCTTTGTTTTCATCAGAGAATTTATATAATCGTTAAAAAATTTCCCTTTTGCTGTTTTAAAATAAAAACCATCCAAGTATTCAATATCATATACGTTGTAATGTTTAAAGAATATTTCTAAATCTGGGGATGGTAACCACAATTCTACTTGTTCATCTATATATTCATCAATTTTACTATGTTCAAGGTATTCTGTATCACAGTAACGTACAGTTTTCTTTACCTGTATTGTTGGTATATATCTATCTTTTACATCAAATCGACATAAGAAATGTTGAATATAACATTTACTATCACCAGTATATTTCCCATCAAAATAATTGGGAAGTCCGTACGGCATTTCTCTTGTGCACATCATAGACGGGTGCATACTATTTTTATCTATATTACAGCATATGCCAATTTGTCCATTTTCTGAAATTTTGGCATATTTTTTGTTAACATATACAAAACCTCCAGCATATGACTTCCGCAACATTTTATCTGTTTCATGGTCTAAAACTGGAAAGTATTTTGTAAATTGTTTTTCTCCTCCTATATTTTCTTTAAATTTTGCTAATGTATCACTTCCTGTTGTCATCTTCTTAAATCCCTCTTCAAATAACATTTTTAATGCCCTAGCAAGTATAACAACATCATGCCGTAAATATTCTTTATCTGTTGCGCTTAATACACCATTTTCTTTTCGATAACAATTATAATCTATTTCCAACTTTTGCATGTCTGAATCAAATCCAAAATTTTTGGCAATAGCGGAAATGCTATATGGCATTTTTTTCAAACTATCTTGTATAATTGTTTCATGTTTATTTCTACCTTTGACATCCCACACAATGCTTATTTGATACCAAACACCTTGCTTATTTATCATTGTATCGAATGTTTTAGGCTCTTTTCCTTTAGACCATTTATAACCGTTTTTAAGTAGCCACCACACAATAAACGAACCGTCAAACTTTAAGTTGTGAAAAAATAACACAGGTTTATGAAGTGTTTTAACATATTCCATAAATGAATCAATAGAGGTACCGCTTACCATGTCATAATTATCATTATCGTATACTTTGCAACACCCCCATGCCCATACATACGTTCTCATACCTGCTTCTATTTGTTCTTTTGTTAAAACTAATGTTTCAAAATCACAAGCGTATGAATTTTTAATATTTGTTTTCATTTCTTACTCTTTTTCCTGTATTTTTTATTGTAAAAATCTGTTACAGTATCTTTAAATAAAATGTAATTATCTTCTGATTCTGGGTTACCATAAACAAAATCTATATTTAATACTTCTGTTGTATATGCAAAATCAGCTAATTCTTTCGCGCTCATTCTTTTTATCTTTTTTATTACTTCTTTTATTTCTTTTTCATTGCCAACATTTCCAAACTTTGTTTCTATAGATTTAATTAAATTATTTTTATATAACGTGTTCATTTTTTCAGCATATTTTTTAGTTTTCATGCGTTGCCAAGCTTTTACTTTACGTTCTAACATGCTGTTAGATTGTAATGTTTCTGGGTCAAATCTAACACTATTTAACTCTGGAAAAGCTGTTTCCCCTAGATATTTTGTTGCCCTCTGTCCATGATATTGACCTACTGTTTCTTTAACTGCTTGGCTACCTTCCTCACGTATAAAAGGTTTACTCAATATTTGTGAACGTTTTTCGGCTCTTTGCTCATTTATTTGTTCCGCCAGTTTTTCAGCTCTTTTTATAAGCTTTCTGTTAAGCCAAGCGCCTTGTTTATTTCTGTAATACCCTTTTTTCTTTTTCATAAAATAAAAAGAGTGTTTTCACACCCCTTTAACTCTAGAACGGCAATTCACTTTCTGGCGGATAGAATGTGATATCAGTGAATGTATTTCCATTTGAAGTTTTTGTCTTTTTCATCAAAATAGGTACACCTTCTCTTTGTAAATCCTCTACCATGTTTTCTTCCTCTACTTTAGAGATAAAGTCTTTTATTTTAGTACCACCGTTGTAGTAATGCTCTTTATCTTCATCAATGATAAAGGCAACGAAATGTTCATAATTGTTACCCTTCTTTTTACTTCTGTGTTCGTAGTCACGTAAAGTAACAACTTTCCCAAGGATAGAGTCAATTTTTTCTCCTGTTCTACCAATAAAAGTTTCTTTTGTTCCGTTCTGTTCCTTTGCTAATTCCTTTAATGTTTTCATTTTCTAATTTCTCCTTTACTAGTCTAATTCTAATTCGCACTGTTCATCATCCAATACAATAGTGGCATTTGCAATAAAAGTTTCTTCGCTCATTTCATAAGTGTTTAGTTCTTCTCTAACACTTCCACTTACTACTTTAGCTTTGCATACTTCTTCAATGTCAGCAATTGCTTTTTTAACAATTTTTCTTTCGCTGAATTTTCCTACGAAATCAACTTCTTTTAAAATTGAATTTCCGTCATTTAGAAGTACATTAACTGAAGCTGTGCCAGTGATAATGCTCTTTTTCATTTTATCTCTCCTTTCCTTAACTACATCTTAATTATATCAGAAGATTTATTTAATGTCAATACTTTTAAAGTAATTTGTTTAAATCTTTTGCGCTAAAATATGCCTCTGTATCATCATAATATACGCATGCATTTTGAAACATTGTACGTAGTAATCTCATATGATGATTGTTTTTGAAAAATTGAAGCATTACTACATTAGGTTGCATATCATCTGTAGTAAGTGCATATGTTATACTGTCATTTTTACCTACTTTGGTACTTATATATAACTTACTGTCTTTATAGTCCATCCACAACCCTAAGTGCTTTCCGTATATATCAACGCTTGCAATGTGTATCGCTTCTGGAGTTTTATTTTTGATAAATGGAGAATCATCGTTTATAAATTCGTTATCTATCAGATAACCTCCTATTTTAGATTTTCTTTGTAGCATTCCCAATTTTGTTTGTGATTTAAAGTTTATATATTCTTGGTCGGCAAAATGATGAAAAAGCAATAGACCGTCTTTGTCCTTTACAATGTCTTTATTATCTATTCTTTTTGTATATCCCCAGTAAACACAATGTGGGTTATTCATGGTAACCGAGTTAGCTAAGCACAGACACTGACATTTTTCCCGACTTCGGAAAACCGTTTCCATAAATCCAATAAGCGCGTCAACTTCGTTTGGGAGATAAAACAATTTTGACGATTTTTCAATAATAAATTCGTCAAATATAATGAGATTTACTTTATCATAATTTGTTGACTTTTTTGTTACAGCATTAGACAGGGCAACCGCTTTGCAAAATATATTTTTCTTTTTATATAGGTTTTTAGAATCTTCTTTTTCATCTCCTGTGCGTTTTATGATGTAACCTGTTCTTCCTTTTACGCTTATAATGTAGTCAGGAAATTCTCTTGAAACCTCGTCAAATTGTGTAGCAAAATCTTCTAATTCACTTTTGTACCTACGCAAATATATAAATTGCTTATTTTTATATATTTTATTTTTTATGCCTTTTACAAAACTACCGTATGTTTTACCGCCGCCACGGTTGCCCAGAACATAATTAAGTAGACAACCGTGTGACAGCGTTAAGTTTGGGTTATACCACAAGATTATTCAATCTTCCAGTAAACCGTTTTTCCATCTGTAGTCCCGTAAGCGACATAATGTTTTTTATTTGTTTTGCTACTTACATACTCTAACCAATACCACCCATCAGATTTTACAACGTTTTGATAGTTTAATTTCATCCCCGTATTATACCAATCTCCCGTTAATGTGGAATTATCAAGACTAGGTTTGTTACGCACACGAATGTAATCATACTTTGCGGAAGCTTTACCTTTTGATTTAATAGGTAAATCTGGGGATTTATTATCCCATACTTTAGGACGCAAGCACCCTGCAATATCGCTAACATACATAAGACCCTTGTTAACGCTTGCACTGCCATACTGATTTTGCGCTTGCAAAGTAAATGTGCTACCTTTGTTTAGCCATCCTGCGAATACTCCAATATGGGATAGAGGTGTAAGACTTCCTCCGTTTTTAAATACAACTACATCACCAACTTGTAAACTCGATACTGACACTTCCTTAAACTTATCTAATACACCGCTCTTTTTACGGTTATTCCAGATATCAATAACGTATCCTGTTGAGGTACAGTTAATTATTTTACTACCGATTACTGTGCATAGATATGCAAAGTAATCCCAACACTGAGCGCCATAATATCCGTCAATATCATAATACTTACCATAAGTATTTTTTAAGAAATCATTTGCTTTCATTTTTTTTGTTCCTCACTTTCTTTATTTCCTTTTAATTGGTCTAAACAATCAATAAGTTTTTGCGGTATAGGTAACCCCATCTTTGCAGAGTTCTCAACGATTGAAAGACTTTCATTCGCAATATAAAACATTGTTACAAGTGTTCGACAAATATAACCATCCGTTCCCGTGGCTTTATCAACTTGCGCTCCTACTGCCACAAGCGCTAGTATCATTACCTTTTTAGCGATTCCTTTAAATCCTATTTTACTATCGAGATTAACCCTATTTGCAATAACTCCGGTACTATAGTCAAGAATCATAATAACAACAAGGCATTTGAAAGTCATATCCATTCCACCGAATACATATACAAAAAATGTACTTATTCCTGACCACAAAATGTTTACTATATCTTTATAGTTAATATCCATATAAATTCCCTCTTAACTTTCTACTATTCCGTCAAGCCCTCCGTTACTTACAGATGACTTATATGTGTGTGTTATTTTTGATACATTACCCAATGATACACTTCCCTCATTATATATACAATTATATAAAGTTCCCGTAGTATCATTTCCAAAACTAAACTTTGCACCTCTTGATAACGAAGCGGCATTTCTTGCTGTTACTCTACAGGAATTATGCAACTCTACGCTTGAATTTCCGACAGCACGTATCCAACCATTTCCAGATTGTCCGCCAGTCATAGTAGCAGTACAACCACTAAAGTCAACGTTACTTCCATCGATTGTAATTTGATAATCCCCTGTAAAGTTAAACACACAATTTTCAAATTGTACATTTGCACAGTTTTCTACAGTTACTTTTCCGTTAAAAGTTACGTTACTAATTTTTAAGTAATGCGCTCTATTTTTAATGTGCACATCTTGTTGGTATACCCCAGACGCTGTTGTCCTGGATGAAATGTGCACAGGCTGAAATGAGGAGGCATAACTGATTGCAAACTGAAGATATCTAAACGGTGAATCACTTGACCCACGCCCCCAGTTGGCATTTGTAGAATTTACTCTAAGCCTTTGCTCACCTAATATTCCGTTAAATTCCAATTCTGTACTTTTATCTGCCAAGCCGCTGTCGTATGGGTCTATTTCCCATATCGACCAGGAGTTATAGTCGGTAAAAACACTGTTGTTTCCATATTCAAGCAAATGTATTTTGTTACCCATAACATTAAGACCTTCATACTCTTTCGCTTCATATGTTGGGTTAACTAGATATTGATACAACAATCCGCCTGATAATTTATCTACCCTTATAGCATTACGTATAAAATCATAATCGCTGGAAGTGTTATCGCTCCATAAGGTGAATATATTGCCTTTAAAATATGCCAATCCATTAAGACCGCCCAGAGTACGAGCTTGTATAGAAGGTCTTGAAATAGGAATAGAATATACTGAGGTAAACGAAACATTTATACCATTGCCAGAACATTGACATACATGAATCCTATTGTCCTCAGTCTGTACAATGATATGTGAAGATGTGCCAATCTTATTAGCTATATTTATTTGTGAGCTAATTCCGTTCACTATAACAGTATTACTATTACCTGTTGAAGCGTCATACATGATTAAATTGTTCGCGTTTATTGGGCACACCATATAGACCTGGTTACGCCCATTTTCTGTTAAGTTTGGCATATAGGTTAATGAATTTCCGTGTCCCCATGGTTTTTCTTCTGTGGATTGCAATACTAACAGATTATTATACCGGTTTAAAACTGTCTTACTTGTACTAGCATTTCTATTAACAGCCAAGACATTAGACGTATAATCATCCCCATCATTTAGATAACACCACCCTTGAAAACTATTGCCGTCACTTGGCTTTTCAACTTGTTTTAATAATTTAAAACTTGGATAAAACGTTGGCATTTCTTTTACAGCTAATATCTTACTATTAGGATTTTCTTCGATTGTTTGGCAATCACAAATAACACGATTTGAACAAATAAATAATGATGTTAAATTGTATGTTCCTTTCGGAATATACACATAGTCATAAGTGCTTAAAATCGTGCTAATTCGAGTGAACACAGGTTGAGCAGAAGCGCTTCCTGTAGGGTCTGCACCTCCATCAGTAACAACGTTCCAAATCCTAGCACTTGCTTTGTTAGGAAGATTATTGTTAATAATGTTTTGAACCTGCTGTCTTGCTGTTTTATCCTTAATAGAGTATGTTCCATCTTCAAATTCTAGATTAGCTACCTCTGGCATATTACTCTACCTCCTTATAACGTTTGAAAACAAAGCTTAACGTTTCCGTTTCGGCGTTATAGTTAACACCTATTTTGATTAACCCTTGTTCGAGCCACTGCTGTAGTAAGTTACCAGCATATTCCCATAAATTATCATTTATCCACGCTACCAACTTTTCAAACTGTTCTTGCGTTAAGTTAAGCATATCAATAACGTTTGCAATCTGATAACACAAGGCGTGTAATAATTCTTTGTCACTATACGCTTTTATAAACTCCATATCATAACGAGTTATTGTATTAACTGCACAATTAAGATTATTTGTTACTGGTCGGATATTTGTGTCAAACGGAAATGTCGGTCTAAAATCTGCCATATCTCATGTTCCATCCTTTCATATAATACATAAGTTTCATTTTTTTTCTTTTTGTGGGTGTTGGTGTCGGCGGTGTAACACCTCCATCATACTTTTTAAATATAAGCCCCATAGTGTTAACTACGGTAGTATCATTTATATACCATATGTCAACTGGTTCTGCACTGTCTTGCAAAGCATAACATGGATTTCCCATTGCGCAAGTAATACCATAGGATACAAGACCCTTATTCTGACCTTTCGCTTGGTCTAAATGACAATGGTCACCGTATGCTTGCCCAGCTATACCTGTATGGGATATCAAATCTCCTTGTTTAAATTTTGTTGCCGACGGCGGATTTTCGTTATGCGTAAAACTAAAGCATACATAACCTATTCCGCTTGGTGTTGCAACCTCGTTATCTGATTGATACCCTCTAGTATTTCCTACACTATCTTGATATATTAAGTGACAATCACACGGTGCATATAACGGATAACGATTGCTGTTGCCTATAATGTCCATAGGATGACCACAACAATGGGAAAATGAATCCGAGCCAGATAACTGGGTGATATTCATTATATCGCACGGAAATAAACAAACTTGATATTTCCCGTCATCAGTATTCATCTTTTGTCCTGCTTTCATTGTAGCACGTTAACCCTTTCTATTCCGTCAATTTTTAATTTTTTAAGTTCACTTAATTTTTCTACGATACAAACTTTATAAGACAACACCATTCCATAAGTAACTGAATCAGAACATTTGTCAAGAGAACGTAACGAACGATTTACTAAATAAAGTTCCTTTCTTGCAAATTTTAAAGCGTCATCTATTTTCATATCGTATGGCATTGTTTTAGGTTTGTATATCTCCATTGTTATTCCTCCTTACCATGCACAAATAAATAAATCACAGCAAAACTTATAAATTTCACTATAAATTCCGTTTAGTTCATCTCTAAAACGTTTATAATAATCAAAATCAATCATCATTTTTTCATCAGTTTTATTTCTATTAAAATTTCTACTACCAATATCATTGCCCGTAGCATTATTATTTCCGCTTGAAACAGTGTTATTTGTAGAATTTATACTAACGTTATTGTCCTGTGTATCTGTCATATAAGCATTAGTATTAGTGACGGCGCTTAACGGAAAATCTCTATTTATATTATCTGTTTGCTGTTCGCTTGCTCCTGTTACATCAGTTTTATCATTGTACGAACTATTTGAACTACTTTCATTAGTAGTATCTTCGTCAAACGTTTCACGTGAAACATACTTTTCTGTTCCGCTTATATCTTCCGTAGTAATCTTATCAAAAAATTGATTATACAACGGGAATAACTGATACATTCTATCTGCTAACATTGTCTGCCACGATAAATACGTATGCGATTCTACTGTGTCAGAAATACGATAGTTGAAGAAATGCAAGATAAAATTAACCTCAAAGTCTTCTTTAAATTTTGGGTCTATCGGATAATCGAAACCAAAAATCCTAGAACGCTGATTCCTTATCAATTCCATAAAATTTGTGTTAAAGTAATCAGTGTTTTTATACCCACTTCTTATGATATCACTCACCAACAAAGTCATACACCTCTTTTTCTTCATAACCGTCTGGTACTTCTTCGCCACGAACACGAATAAACGGACTGTAAGAAACTTCTAATTCCGAACATTTTTCCGGAAACCTTTCACGCGCCCAATCTCTGAATGCAATCCTTTGTTGATACATTCCACTAATATTTATGTTCCCAGCTTCTGAAAAGCTTAAACCCTCAAACTCTGTAAGGCGTTCAGACTTGTCATTCATAATAGTGTGTAACCCTACTCTTGTATCCCATTCCTGCAAATACATTTTGCGCATATTCATAAGTACGTCTAAACCTTTTCCAACATCACCACTAATTACTGGTACCCCGTTTATTCCATTTAGGTCTTTGTCAACTATATACCATGTTTTTGGGTCGTTTTCGTTCATAATGTTATCCACTGTGCTTTTCAATGCTTGAGTACCGCTAAACAATGTAGGTCTTCTCATCTGCCTGTGGATATAATCAATAGTTCTTTCGATTTTAGCCAACCTTTCAGCAATAGTTGTTGCTACATTAAACACTGGCAGTCCTGTATTGCTATTCCAACAATAAATAAACTCATCATCATACAATAACTTACCAGTTAAGCCTTTATCGGTTGCGATATTAACTGTTCGTACTGTCACTGGCTTAAAGTAATCATCCCACGTTACCATTACATAACGAGACGCTTTTAATATCCCGTCATCATCATATAATACAAAACTTCCGTTTGCCATAAGCATATATTCTAAAATAAAAGAGGTAATTCCATCTGGCAATCCTTTCCAAACAAACAACGACATTAAATCTTCAATAAATTTATCAATATAATATGCCCATATTCTATCATTGTCCAAGTCAATTTGTATCTTACTCGCTTGCTTGTCACTTAAATAAAAAGTAGTACACTTCGATATATTACTTCGTGTCGTTAATTCGTCAAGTGTTTTCATTGCTTATCACCTCATTTTCCATATAGTTTGTTTTTACTTTTTGCAAATCGGTATGCATTAGGGTTACACCTGCACTTACTCGATCAATGATTTTGTTTAGATATTTTGATGGTATATTGCCAGTTATGTTTGGGTCAATAGCCTTAACAAAATTAAACATAGAATGAGTAGTTAAGTTTGGCACTTTGTATCTCATAACTCTGTAACCGCAACGGGTTAAATAATCATCAAATATCATTGCTTCTTGCCTTGTTATCGTTCTTGATCGTGCCCTAAAGTCTGCCCTACCGTTAGCAAACGTAGCAGAGCCAGAAGTTGTTCCCCGTGCTGTGTCTGGAACTCGTTCCATTCTGGCGTTTTGTGACAATATTCCGTTAACTGTACTTGCGCCAGAAACAAGCGCACCAGCCGCCCCACCGAGTAATGAACCAGTTGCTAACGCACCAGTGCCAAAACCAGAAACCAAAGAAGAAGCAATATTGTACCTAAACTGTCCTTGATTCTGAGCGACCCATGCTTTATATGAATCGACAATATACGCACACATAGGAAAGTTAATTATCGTTAGTTTATATAAATCGTTATTAGTTTCACCCATGTAATTGTTAGGAAATGCTTCGGCTTCCATGTTTAAACCAAAAGAGAATTCTACAGTCATTTCCAGATTTTCTAAAAATTCATACTTTAATTCGAGCGTTTGACCGTTTCCGTTAGCAACTAAACAATCAACATACGGATAAGTAAATAACTTATTGTTTTTAGGGACATAACCACCGAAAGAAGATGGTCGTGCAGGTAAATTAAATTTAAGCTGTTTAGGTATTGCAGAATCGTTAAATAATTTCTCTGGGCACATATAAATTCCGACAATAGAATCTATCTTGCCGTTTTCCAGCATTTGTTCTAGAAATTCGCGGGCAACTTGTGCCCCAGCATTTCCTTTACCGCAATCTTTATATTCTACTCCATTAAATATATTACAAGTAATCTTTTGCAATACATTTGTGCCGTCTGGGTTTTCTCCATAGCCAATAATTATATGATAATCTGCTGGGTTAAAGAAACCACTCCCAACCTCACTAACAGTCAACATATCTTTTATAGACAAGTTTTCATCCTCTAGATGATTTCCTATTTCATCATCTGTTACATTTTCACGTTCTACCATCATGGGATTCCATTCGATATTAAACATATATGTCTGCCACTCGTCAATAGTATAATATACTAATGTTCTTCTTTCGTTTGTGTACTGGCAATCGTCAACAAACGCATAAATTTCTTTTCCACCGTCTTCACCAAAAGACAAATACGGCACATCTCTCATAGTATTTATATCCACATCTAACGCAATCACATTCATGTCCTTAATAGGCGTTACAACCGCTGAACTTATTTTCCTAGATTCAAAATACGATTTTTGTTCAGAACGAGATTGAAACCATCTAACATTATCGTTAGACGGTTGACAATCTACATTCCTGTATAAATTAGCGAACCACATTAAGCGTCTGCAATCGTATATTCAACGGTTGTGGAAGTAACACCTGCCTGTAACTTAATTGTGATTTTTGGCTGTGTTTCGGCGGCATTGATAGTCAATAGACCACTTGGAGTAATAGTTGTTCCAGAATGCACTCCAGTAGTGGTAATGCTGTAAGTGATAGGTGCTTGACCCTCTGATAAAGAAGCCATTAACTGCACCACTTCACCCTTTTTAATGACGGAGTGGTCTTGCGGCTGTACAAATCCGAATTTCGGCGCGTTACCTCTAATCTGGTAAGTTACACTCTTTGTTACTGGACTTCCGTTATTTCCATCCTCAATAGTTGCGGTTACTGTGATAACGCTCGCCTGTTCATTCTGACCAACATACAACAACCCCCAAGGCTGAATCTGAGTTTCTGGTGCTGTATTACCTGTAAGCGTATAATGCACCTGTTTATTATCCCCAGAAGTAACAGGAATAGAAATCATTTCCGTATCGCCTTTGTTAAGAATAGTATTAGAAGCTGGTTTAAAATCTCCTAAGACTGAAGCAGTAACGGGTGATGATTTAAAAGCAATTACTGGATAAACAATAGAAGACGAATACGTTTCATGAACATGCAAGAAATGAGTATCGCCCATAACAGCGCCATTGTGGTTAAAGTCACTAGCGTATAGATTAACGTAACACCTAAACGCGTTAATATCGCCCATTAAGATTTCAACATTTTCTCCAAGGTCAACCCATGTTGGAACAGTTAACGTATGATTAGCAATAAACTCAGTTTCCTGCATATGGTAAGATGTTGCTAATACCTTAACACTCTGGAACGCCTTTGCGCTGTTCTTCATAATAATAAAGATATTTTCTGGAGAAACCTCTCTTGTAAACCCAGCAACATTAAATTTATCACTCGGAAATAATAAATCTAACCCCCACTGACGAACAAGAACCGTTGTGTCCTCAGCATGTTCTTTTGTATCGAACCCTGGAATTTCCACATAATATGCAATGTTTTCGCTAACATATTTAAACAAATTCCAAAACCAATAGTTACGGTCAATTTTGTTTGATTCTGCCGCTACTGCAAACTGCATGTCCAAAAATCTTCTAAAAGCTTGTTCGCTACTAAACGCACGTTTAGCCATTTCTGGGTTAATAGTTAAAGAATAACGCTCTTTTCTGTTTGGAGTATGGAACATTTCTAAGTATTTTGGAATATACTGTTTTAATGCGTCCTGCCACTGGATTTCTGGATTGTATTTCACAGGCTTAATCTTATCCATTTCAATTTCATCAACAGCTCCACCGATTGACAGGTAATCTCTCATAAGAGCACCGTATTTGTCGGTAGCTACAGCGTATCCCATTTCATATAAACCTACTTTGTTAATAAGTGTGTAGTAAACCTGATTTCTCCAATCGTCATTTGAATTGATAATTTGTCCAATCTGTCCAAATGTAGAAGAATCAATAGTCGTATCCCCAATAGCTTTGTTAAGCTCTGGGTTATTAACCTCTCTTACTGCTAAGTTTAAAAGCTCAGCACCAGACATTTTTCCTACCTCGTTAATATCCGGCATTTTTGATAATCTTGACATAAAAACTCCTTTCACTCTTTATAAAAATAATCCTGTAATGATTTAAAATCTTTTTCCATCTTATCTTCGACATATCCAGCGCGGTTCACATCCGACAATCTGTCAACACGTTTCTTCCACACATCAATGTCTTTAGACAGTTTGGAAATCTGCTCATCTCTTTCGGCTACATCAGCACGCAAATTCTCGTTATCAGCTGTTAAAGTTTCAATAGTCGTTAATGCTTCGCCATCACGAGCGCTCATAGTATCAATAGCTGATTCTCTTTCGTTCTCATCTTCCATAGCCAAAATACCATAGATTTCTTCTTTTGTCACATTACCACTCCTTTCACATATATTATAGCATAAAACAGCAAAAAAGTAAATATGTTTATTGACAAATAAAATAAAATGATTTATAATAAAATTAGGTGATATATTAAGTCATATAATAATGAAGCTTTATCCACGCATAAGGATATCGCATGAATATGCTCGGCGGAGCGATTATTGACAATATATTAACCAACTTTATATAGTAGGCTCTCAGCAATGGAAATATAAAGCCATTTTGAGCCTATTTTTATTTTTGAATTTAGTATTGACAAATTATATAATATATGTTATACTTATTATGTCCAAGGATGGACGGTGTACTTTTTCATTTCTATTTGTCTCCTATTTGTTATTCACAGATTTACGCTTACACAATCTGCAAAGCGACGATTAAACCCTCACACCAGAAAGGTGATGGGGGTTTTTTCGTGGAAAATGTATTGTGTAT